TTTATGCTGGTGAACATAAAACGACGCGGCAATCACCTGTCGTTTGGTATCGATCGGCCAGTTTTATAAACAGGTTCAACGGGGGGGACTGCCGTACTGTCTCCGGGGGAGATTTGCAGGCGGAAAACTTTAAAGTTAGCGACCAGATTATCCAGATCGCGGTTAGCGGCGTGGGCCAGCATATTAGCGACCGCCGCTTCATTAATACGTTGGCGCAGCGCCATCTCTAAGTAGGCATTTTCCTGTAGCTGCTTCACGATCGGCTCTGATTCATACTCCAGTGTTCGTGCCACTTTCGCCTGTTGTTCTGCGGGATACAGGCTGATAAAACGCTGCTTACGTTGTGCCAGCAGGGTTTCAAAGTTGAACGTCTCCACGACATTGGGGATCGGCAGCAGGCTTAAATCGGTCAGCGTGCTCATGGGTGACCTCTGAGCGGCACAGAGAATGTCCACGGCTGGCCGGGAACATCGGTACGTTCGGCCTCAATAGTGACGCTGAGGTCTGAATTACCAGCGGCAAAGTCCACGCCGATAATGTCGATGCGTGGCTCCCAGCGCGTTAACGCCATCACTACCGCCGACATCACGCGCAGGCGCGTGGCGCCATCATTGGGCTGATCAATCAGGTCATGAATGACGGAGCCGTATTCGCGCCTCATCACACGCGTTCCCACCGGCGTGGTCAGGATATCTCTTACCGACTGTTGAATATGCCGCGCATCGCTGATGGATCTGCCGTTTACGGCGTTCATACCGAGGTACATTTACGTTGGCCCTCCGGTATTGTCGCCGCCGCCTTTCACACCGCCGTGGACATGGGTATGGACGGTGACGCCGTTAGAAGTGAAAGTGCCGCCGCTGTGGGTGTAATTGCCGCTGAAACTTCCCCCAAGCTTAATATCCATCGTTTGCGCTTCCAGATGGGCCGTGCAGATGACCTTCGGCGTATCCAGCGTGACGCTGATGCTGGCTTCAATCAGCGCGGTTTTAATGCCGGTGGCTTTCAGCGCGCCGCAACGCGGATCGTACTCAATCACTGCGCCATCGGGATAAACGGTATGGTGAACCTGTTCATCCTGCAGCGGAGCAGGGCAGGCATCAGAGTAAATGGCTGGCAGCGCCAAGGCGGTGGTCAGTTCACCGCTCAGGCACAGTAAAACTACCTGTTCACCGACCGAAGGCCGCCACCACGTTCTGGCATCACCAGCGCGCAGCGTCAGCCACGGTATCCATCCGCTCAGTAATTTTCCCGAACGAATGCGAACCAGATCGCCCTTCACCTGTTCAACGGTGCCGGTACGGATCAGGTTCTCAATGCGCCGGTGCAGCTCGGCGAGGTTGGCGGGGTGGTTTGCGTCGCTCATGTCGGAATCATTGGGATTCGCGGGCGAAGAGGGAAGATAACTGGCTTGTGGATTTTTTAACTACAAGTGAATTGTTATTTCGTAGCCTATGAGCTACACTAACACCATGAAAGAGATCATCAAGAGCAGCACATTTTCCCATTGGGTAATGGGTCTAAAGGATATCAGGGCAAGGATGCGAATTTTTGCCCGCGTAGACCGTATGGCGCAGGGGAACTTTGGCGACGTCAAACCCGTTGGGGAAGGAGTCAGTGAAGCGCGGATTGATTATGGCCCCGGTTACCGGGTGTATTTTATGCAGCAGGGAAAGCAGGTCGTGGTGTTGCTGTGCGGTGGCGATAAGAGCACGCAGAGCAACGATATCAAGCAGGCATTACAGCTTGCCCGTGTCTGGGAGGAACAGAATCATGAGTGAAAAATTTACCCGTTGGGATTCTGCCGAATACCTCAAAACGGAAGACGATATGGCCGCCTATCTGGATGCCTGTATGGAAGAAGCGGGCGACGATCCTGCGTTTATTGCCCGCGCATTAGGCACTATCGCCCGCGCTCGCGGTATGACGCAGGTGGCGAAAGATGCCGGGCTTTCCCGTGAAAGCCTGTATCGTGCACTTTCTGGCGAGGGCAATCCAGAATTTGGCACTATCCTGAAAGTCGTCCGGGCGTTGGGATTGAAGCTTCATGCGGCGGCGGTATAACAGTAATGAATGATGAACTGTTTGCCGATTTACTGGCGAGTGCAAAAGAAATGGTTGAGATTGAAAACGGGGAATGTGTTCCCGAACCCGATCGGATTCATTTTTTTGTCCCGGATGGCACATCTCGCTCTGAAGAAGGGCGAGATGTTATCCTGCCAGATAGTTAATAAATAACTTTTCTACCTTCTGAATATCCTCCACCGAAAACCCCAATAACTGCCTTTGTGCATAATCCACCTCCAGCCCATAACGATTCACCCGGTCACGCAGGCCGTACTGGTGAACGGCGGCCATATGCTGGACGCTGCTGATAAACGAAATAGTCGCGCCCTGTTTATCGCCTTTGCCTTTCATATAACGTGCGGTGCGCAGCTTACGAAACATCTGGCGGCGGATACGTCCTTTCTGGCTGCGTAATTGTGGTTTACGAGGTGCGAACGGCGAGCCGTCCGGGTTTTGTTGCGCGGCGATCCGTTGACTTTGCGACTGGCGCAGACTGCGGGCGATTTCCTGAGCAAGTCTGGTGCGGCTTGCCGGAGAGAGCTTCGACAGCAAACCATCGGCCCAGCGGTGGAGCTGTTGCAGGTCGTCGTTCATCATGTGCTCACGATGGTTTCGCCGCGACAGGCGATTTCCCAGCCGTTATAGCTCCCTTCCGGTGGCTGGTCGTCGCAGTGTTTGGCCTCCAGCCCGCCGTCGCGCTGGCGCACAATAACGCGCTCCGTCAGCGTCAGTTTGATACTGATATCGTAGCTCTGATGGTCGATGGCTTCGGCTTCAAACTGAAACGCCTGTACGCGCAGATCGGCGTTAGCGAAGGCTTCCTGCTGGTGAATGGCCATCCAGCCGACCAGCGGCACCATCAGCGTGTCGGGGTCGGCGGCGTAGTCGGTGATTAACAGTTCCAGCGTGTAGTGGTATTCAAAGCTGGTGCTGCGCCCGGCGGTAGCGACGATCCGGCCCTTATTGATAAATACCTGCAACGCCTCCGGGTTCTGCCGCAGATGTGGGATGCTGGCGGCCAGCAGTTCACGGATGAGCTGTGCTTTGCGCATCGATACGCTCCTGACAGTCGATAATCATGTCCACCTGTGCGGCGCAGTGATGCCATGCGTTTTCGGTTTCCAGCAGCGCACGGCTTAGGTCTTCATTGGTCAGCGGCTGGCTCATCGGAAGCTGGCAGGGCGTCAGCTTCGGACAACTGGCGGTAAGCCTCACTGCCGGTAAGCGCGGGTCGCTGGTGCAGGCGGATAATATCAGCGGGCAGAGCAGTATCAGCCCATTCACGAAGCGGTTGGTTTTCACGTTTTAGTTTCTCCAGTTGCCGAGTGCGCCGCCGTAGCTGGTCATGGGTGGCAGAGATCTGTTGCTGTAGCGTCAGGTACGCCTGCTGGTTGGTGTCGGCCTGTTGCTGGAGTTCGTCCAGTTCCTGCATTCTCACCATCAGGGATTCGGTCAGCGTCGTGATCTGAGCGTCGGCCAGCTCCAGCTTTTCCTGCTGACGGGTCAGTTCAGTCTGCTGGCTTTGTCGTTGCCAGTTCGTCCATAGCAACATTACGCCCAGCAACAGTAGCGGCGCGGATTTAATCCAGCCCATCATGCCGCCTTACTGAATTTCTCGAACGCTGCCGCCAGCTTTTCGTCGTACTGATTACGTTTGTACTGCGGCCCGTTATAGCGGCGGGCGAACTCAGGCCAGTTCTGCGCCTTCAGCGCCGCATGGATTTTCGGGTTGGCTTCGATAAAACGCACAAAGGCATCAAGCTGCATCTGTTCGCTTTCGGTCATCAGCAGTTCAAAATCCGCTGCGCTGCGGTAGTCCAGCGTTTTCCAGTGAAAGCCCATGATCTGAAACAGACCCCAGCTTGCGCTTTCAATCGCGGCGGCGCTGTGGATCTGTTTCGCCAGATTAAGACGGTAATGTTCACGGCTGCCGCCCTGATAGCCGCCTGCTGACTTGTTCACCAGATCCGGGTAGCGCCGCGCCAGCCGGTCGGCGTCAAGCCCGTGGTGCTGCAACTGGCGGTACATAACGTGCCGTTCAAACAGGATCGCCGGGCGACCATCAGCCAGAAAACCGTGGCGGCGCGCTTCGACTTCCTGCACCGCCTGTAGTGCCGCTAGTGGGATAGCGAGATACAGCGCGGCGGCCTGCTGCTGATCATGGGTGAGTGTACGTGTCATGGTGCGTTT